GAGCGTAATATGGATGCACGTATTTTTGCACTAGTACACGACTCTATTCTTGCCGAAGTTGCCGAAGATTCTATCGAGGACTATAAGGAGCTTTTGATTCGTAATATCCAAAAAGATAGGGGCGTATCAATTCAAGGAGCACCTATTGGCTGTGATATCGAAGTAGGGGATGATTACTCTCTAGGAAAATATGTAGAGAAGTATGGTTCCTGATATTGACCGTAGGCACCTTCGAAATATAACTTTTCCACTATACCTACTCCCTAGTGATGAAGTAGAATATAGAGACGGTCTAGTGATACTAGAAGGTAAAGTTATAGATGATAAGAATATGCCTGGAGATACTCTAGGCAAACGAAGGCTACAGACACCTCACGCGAAATTTAGACTAAAAAAATCCGTGAATAATGTAGCCGAGATGCTTGCTTGTGCTTGGTTACTCTTTATAGACTATAAAGGTAACACATTCAAATATAATAAAACTATGTTTGGACGACTAGAGTACAAGCGTATTAGCAAAATAGAGAGTAAAGATACTTACTCTCTACTTTATGTTACGGGAGTGAATTCGCCTTTTTTACTAAAAAGGCCACCTCAAGCGGGGGAAGAATGGGTTGGGATACTCTATGTGTTTGACCACCCGTGGGTTATATATGAGCTATCAGAAACTTATAAACCTCCGAGTAAAAAGAAGTTCTAATGACTAAAAAAGCAAAAAGAGGACTTACTGGAATTAACTTTACTTTGAAGGATATCGATCCTCTCACTGAAAATCAGCGAAAAGCTTTTGAAAGTGAGAAAAATCTAGTCCTTCATGGGTCTGCTGGTACAGGCAAAACATTTATCTCTATGTATCTAGGCTTTAAGGAGATTAGGGATGGCATTTATGATAAGATTGTTATCATACGAAGTGCAGTTCCTACTAGAGAAATGGGATTTCTACCCGGTAGAGAAGATGAAAAAGCTAGAGTATACGAAGAGCCTTATTACAATATAGTCACAGACTTATTTGGTAGAGGCGACGGATACGAGTACCTAAAAGAGAAAGAGTTAGTATCCTTTATGACTACATCATTCATACGCGGGTTAACTATGGATGATTCAGTAATAATTGTAGACGAATGTCAAAATATGAGCTTTCATGAGCTAGACTCTATTATAACTAGAGTAGGGCATAATTGTAGAGTAATATTCTGTGGCGATTTTCTACAGTCTGACTTAAAAGAAAAAGAAAAGAATGGTGTCAGAGAGTTTCTACAGATTCTAAATAAAATGAATCTATTTGATTGCATCGAGTTTGGAATTAACGATATCGTTCGAAGTAAGTTTGTAAAGGATTATTTGGTAGCAAAGCACTCCCTATGAAAGCAGTAATAAGTAACAGGATTTATATGGAGGTGGATGGTCCTCAACGAGAAGAGATCAATGAGGCTCTTACTCATAGAATTCCACCAAAAAATAAATATGACCAACCAACATTAATTAGAATGATGGGAAGAATTAGAGATAATCTAATTTCTATACCTTCTGGCAGGGAGGATTTGATTCCCCCAGACTACGAAGTAAAAGATAAGAGGGTTTTCTCTCCTGTTACTTTTCCTGATTTTCCAGATAATTTTAGTCTTAGGGCTAGCCAGCAAGAAGTATACGACAAAGCTACTGGTAGTTGCGTAATAAATGCTAAAGTAGCCTGGGGTAAAACTTTTATGGGCTTGTGTCTAGCTAAAAAGTTAGGCCAAAAAACTCTAGTAGTAGTACATAACAGGAATCTTAGGGACCAGTGGGTAAAAGAAGTCAAGAAACTCTTTAATTTTGAGCCAGGAGTTATTGGCAGTGGAAAATTTAATTTATCTGCGCCGATTGTGGTTGGAAATACTCAAACCTTGTATAACGTGGTACCCCAAGTGTCCAAAGAATTTGGAACTTTGATAGTTGACGAGGTACACCACACTCCTGCTAATACATTCTCTAAGATTATTGACAATAGCTATGCGACTTACAAGATAGGGTTATCTGGTACTATCCAAAGAAAAGATGGAAAGCACGTTATTATTCCAGATTACTTTGGTCCTACTAGATTTGAGCCAGCAAGAGAGAACTATCTGAAGCCTAAAGTACATATAATCAAAAGTGATGTGTACTTTCCAGATGGCCCTGTGCCTTGGGCACTGAAGAATAATGAACTAGCATCTAGCCCTGACTATCAGCAGCTAGTAACAGTACTAACACAACACTATATCAGTGCAGGGTATAAAGTACTAGTAGTTTCTGATAGAACTAGGCTACTTAGTGTTTGCTCAGAAATGGTAGGAGAGGATGCAATAACAGTTCTAGGTGGTACAGATGATTCGATTAGGGATAACTTAGACACTCTGATTCAAACCAAAGGTTGTATTTTTGCTACTCAGCAAATATTCTCAGAGGGTATGTCAGTAAACCAACTCGGGGTCATCATACTTACAACACCTATAAATAACGAACCCTTGTTAGAGCAGTTGATTGGTCGGGTTACTAGAACTTACACTGGTAAGAAGCAACCCATAATAGTTGATATCTGGTTGAAAGGTAACATTGTACAACATCAAGCAAGACAAAGGCTTGGTCATTACATGCGACAAGGCTACGAGATTTCATACTTTTGAAAAATAGTTCTTGACAAGTTAGTTCTTTTTATATATAATATATGATACTGTTTAATTGGGCAAAGATATACGCGTGGTCGAAAGGGCGTCCTGCCAAAATAATCGACATTATTGAGTATATGACATACAAGAAAATCCCCCTTAACAAACAGGATCCTATACTTTCTTATGCTGAAATAAAATGGTCTGGTAAGTCATTTCTAGTGAACCCAGAGCTTTTACTCAACCATAAAAAAGACTATAAGGAAAAAGAACTAGCACAATATGTGGGCATCGCGGGGTTTAGAAACCTTAGTGATTTTATAGTGTTAGGAAAAACAACTTTAGACTTAGCTCAGTGCCCAGTGAGAAAAGACACAATAATCAATAATAGACTACTAACCATAGAGAATGACAAAATATATTTGAAGTGGGAAGAAGTCACTAGGAGAAATAAAAATGGTAGCGTTTAACAAAGCAAAAGGTACGGCACAAAAGAACAATATTGAACAATATCAAATGCGTAACGGTGATAATGCCGTTCGATTTGTAGGCGACCTTCTTGCTAGGTATGTGTACTGGATCGAAGGCGAGAATGGCAAGAGCATTCCTTTCGAGTGCCTGTCGTTTGACCGAGAGCGGGAAGCTTTCACGAATGTGGAAAAAGACTGGGTTCGTGAGTTTTATCCTGACCTTCGTTGTACTTGGTCTTACGCTATTCAGTGTATTGACATTACCGAAGGTACAGAACCTAAGGTAGTTGTATTTAACCTGAAGAAGAAGCTTCTGGAGCAAATTAAAACTGCAGCAGAAGACCTCGGTGACCCGACTGACCCTGACAATGGTTGGGGTATCTACTTCAAGAAAGTAAAGACGGGTGCACTGGCGTATAATGTAGAGTATACCCTTCAGGTTCCGAAGTGCATGAAAGGCCAACGTCCTCTGACAGCGGCTGAAAAAGCTGCGATTGCAGCAGCAAAACCGATCGAAGAACTGTTGGTTCGTCCGACTCCCGATGCTCAGAAAGAGCTTCTTGAGCGTCTGCGAAAGGGTGGCGACCAGGCTGAGAATGTCGATGATACTCTGGAAGAGGAATTTGACATTCGATAGGAGCAGTAATGTATCGAGTAGAAAAAATTATTGAGTTCCTAGATGAAATTACAGGATTCTCTGATGGTACTCTTGCTGGTCAAATTCTTATGACTCTTGGTGCTTTTGGTACGCTTGTTATTATCTTTCTAGGATTGTTCTAAAGTTTATAAACAACATTCCCACAAGGGCTACTGTCCTTGTGGGAATTTTTTACTGGCCGTAAAATATGAAGATACTATTTAGCGCAGATATTCATCTGAAACTGGGGCAGAAAAATGTCCCTGTAGAATGGGCAAAGGCTAGATACTATGAGTTCTTCAATCAAATACATGAGCTTACCAAAGGTGTAGAGTTACATATCATTGGTGGAGACTTGTTTGATAGAATGCCAACCATAGATGAGCTAGAGCTTTACTTTTACTTTATCAAACATTGTAACGTAGAAACTATTATCTACGACGGGAACCACGAAGCGACTAAGAAAGGGGCAACATTCCTTAGTAGGCTAAAAGAAGTTACTACTAGTCTGAATGACAGGGTGTTTATAGTTGACGAAGCATATGAGGATTCAAGAGGGTTTAGTATTCTACCCTACTCTCATCTGCACAAGAAAGGAAGTATTGAGCTTCTAAATAAAAATGTACCGCTGTTTACGCATGTTAGAGGAGAGATTCCACCACATGTAGTACCAGAAGTAGATTTGACAAGGTTCGAAGGATTTCCATTAGTGTTTGCGGGTGACCTACACTCACATACTAATTGCCAGAGAAATATAGTATACCCAGGAAGCCCAATGACTACTTCTTTTCATAGGACTAAAGTAGAGACTGGTGTAGTGGTAATTCTTGATGATTGGGATTGGTATTGGGAACGACTTCATCTTCCTCAGCTAATTAGAAAGACTGTAAAGTCTACTACTGAGATGGTTCCTGGAGTCTACGACCATGTTATTTATGAAATTGAGGGTGATTTGTCAGAGCTTGCAGGAGTAAAGAACTCTGAATTGCTAGATAAGAAAGTAGTAAAACGAAGCAAAGATACATCACTTATTCTTGGACGAGAGATGTCGGTGTCAGAAGAACTTATGGAGTACTTAACCTACATCCTAGAGATTCCCCAAGACAAAATCAATTCTATAATGAGTATATTTCATGATAACACTAAAAACGCTGAGATGGGATAACTGCTTTAGTTATGGCCCATCTAATGAAATAGATTTAACTTCTAGTGTATTGACTCAAGTACTAGGTACAAATGGTGTAGGGAAGTCCTCTATCCCTATTATTCTAGAAGAAGTTTTGTACAATAAAAATTCGAAGGGTATCAAGAAAGCCGATATTCAAAATAGAAATGGTACTAAAGGGTACACTATCTATCTAGAGTTTACAAAAGATGATGATATCTATGAAATAAGAGTAGAGAGAGGAACTAATATCAAAGTAGCTCTCTCAAAGAATGGGGCAGATATTTCTAGCCATACAGCTACAAATACTTACAAAACTATTCAGGATATTATAGGCATAGACTTTAAAACATTCTCACAAGTAGTCTATCAGAACACAAATAGTAGCTTACAGTTTTTGACGGCAACAGATACTAATAGGAAAAAGTTTCTGATTGACCTGTTAAACTTAGAGAATTATATACAGTATTTTGACATCTTTAAAGCTGCGGCTAAAGATTCGGCAGATAATGTTACTAGGCTTGAAGGCAACAAAAGTAC